TCAATTACGTCTACATCGTATCCTCTACTAATAAGTTTCTGCGTCAATGCATAACCTATAAAACCACAACCACCTGTAACTAATACTTTTTTCATTGCTCTTCGTTGTGTGATTTATTATTTGTATAATGCCAAGCACTACCACTTGGATACTCATATGTAGTTGATGTGGATGGGTTATAGGAAATAGAACCATAACCAGGAGTAGTTGTAACTGCAAACCCAGGTGATGATGTACCAACTGAACCCGTACTACAAGTTATCTTATATGGATTATCCATTGGGTTAGGATAGTGTGGGTGTTGCCAAGTTGGGAATTGTTGTATGTTTGGAACTCCTATACCTGGTCCAATTGGTGTACCAATTAAATCATTTACTTCTGCTAATTTATCTTTTAGTGCATCCCATTGTTTTGGTGTGGGTGCGTATTCGTGGCAGGCTTCTACGAAACCTTTAAGCCATATAACGTATTCTTTTGATGTCATTATTATCTACCTTTTAATTGTGAGCGTTTATCTATTCCCGTAACATTCATATTCTTTGGGGTCAATTCATTAACATCCATAGTCAATTCTATTACTTTTTGTAATCCACTTATTTTATATGTTCTATAAGCATCATTTGTTATGATTGGAACTTTAGCAACTACATTTTCATAAAACTTTTTAGCACCACCCCTCATTTGCAATTTTTCAGTATTCTCATTTACAAATTTTCCAAAGAACTTTTTTATTAAATTTGGGTTTACATTGGATACTTTTACGCAATGTAATATATCTTTACCTTGAGATACAAATAGTGTATAAATTATTGGTGCCGTTGTTTCTGTAAATTTACCTGTAGTCCCATCTACATAATCGTATTCTTTTATAAGATAAAATTTACCCCTTGTCATTTTATTAGGAGCTACTACGTTTCTATCATCAATTGATTTACGATATATAGGATTGTAATTCATATTACTTACTTACCATTTTTAGTTTAGGTAACTGCATTGGTTGAAACGTTGGTTGTTTCTTATTATAAATACCATACTGATTTAAAATAGTATCAAACAATTGAGTCATTTTCGATAAACTGAAGTTTTGCTTATTTTGTTTACCTAATTGAAATGCTTCTATTTTATATTTGTCATAGTTTTTATAGATATCTTTAATCAAAGGAAGTGCTTTAGAAACATTTACATTAAACCACTTTGCTTCTTTTAACAAAAAATTATCTGCTGCTGATTCGTGTACAGGCTTCAATTCACCATCTAACAATACCGCTCCACTTTTTAAAAAATCTAAATGCCCACTCCAATTACTTACTAAAATTGGTTTTCCTGTCAAACTGAATTCTAATAATGGTCTACCAAATCCTTCACCTTTTGTAAAATTCAACATTGCTTTTACTTTTGGATGTTCATATAAACCATTCATTTGTGAAGGTGTTAAATCGCCATGCAATAAATAAATAGAAACAGTTCCATAATCTTTACCTAAAGTTTGTCTTATATTTGATACAAGTCTTTCTCTATCAATCACACTAAATCCTGCGGTAGATGTTTTTAAAACTAATGCTGGCTTTACTTTTTCATTTTTAAATGCCATAGCAAATGTTTTAATCATCATTCCCACATTCTTTCTATCTTCACCTAAGTCACCCCTTAACCAATGTCCTACAAACAAAAATGCAAAATCTTCTTTAATTTCATCCAATTCACTAACAGTAGCAACTACATCAGTTCCAAAATCATTTTCATCAAATCCTTCAAAAAGAACTTCAACAGGTTTTTGTATTCTGTGTTGACCAATTTGTTTACCAGTTTGCCTATCTTGCTCATTGTAAACCGTATCAACTAAACTTTTCTTTGAATGTTCTGATGGTACGATTATTAAATCCATTCGATTACATCCGTGAATCCAATCTAATGCACAATGGGTTGTTTCAATACCTGCAGTAATTCCGATGTTATAGAATCCTAATGGTTGAAATTCATTCGGAACGGTCACTTGAATATAAATATCTGGCTTTTGGTCAGGTTTTTGGATAATATTATTAACAATCCATTTATGAAATTCATTTTCATAATTAAGAGCATCCATAGGAGTTGCACCCCATCTTGTACTGATTACTTTAATATCAAACTTATCTAATTTATATAATGATTGTAATAAATCTCTCGCGTGGTCTCCATATCCACTTCTCGTTGCTACGGGTGCCTGAAATACTAATGTTGGTTTACTCATATTAGATGTTTATCAATTTAAATTTTTTCTTTGGTTTCCAATTTTCAAATGCACCTTCCATACCTTCAATGAGTGCATCACACATAGCTTCTCTACTTAACTTACCTTCTCCCATCATCCACTTTCTACCTTTCAATCCAGCAGCTTTTCTATCTTCTATTGGAGTTTGATACCATTCCATAATCAAAGGCGATACATCTTCAAAATCAATTCTATCATCAAAAATATATGGTGTTGGAACTGAACCCGTTGTTGAACGAACTGGCCAAATTGGTTTTACCCAATCTCCCCAAACGTGTGTATTCTTTTTATGCTTATTGTGTAAAGAACCAATTTCTAAATAATCTTCTGCAGTTAATAATTTACCACTACCCTTAACTCTGAATCCACATTGGTCTTGCAAACCACCCGTTACAGTTGTAATAATTGGAGTACCAGCCATAATTGATTCAGCTGTACCTAATCCAAACCCTTCGTTTGATGATAACATAATTGTTACATCTGCTAAATTGTAAAGATAGTTTAGTTCTTCTTCTTTTAGTTTTTCATCTACAAATATGATATTTGCATCTGGCATCAAATGTTCTGCTGTTTTTATCAAATCAGTACCATGTTCTTCAACAGGTTTTGTTTTCATAACTAAAACAACCTTATCTCTTTTTTCTTCCGGTAATGCTTCTCTAAATGCGTTGAATGCCAACATCACATCAATAGGCTGCTTTCTTCTAATATTTCTATTTGTCCAATAAAGAACAAATTCATATTCTTTATCGCCAAATATTTTATTTTTGAAATCAGTTGGAACATCTACGGGTTTATAGATATCTGAACGAATACCATGTGGTACATAACTTACTTGCCAATCTTCTGGCTTAGTCCAATGTTTTTCTTTATCCCAACTCCAAACTCTTTTAGTAATACCATAAGTTTGTTTTGAAATACATCCAATCCAATCACAACTTTCGTAGTAATCTCTATTGTATTTTGGGTCTGGCAAATCATCCCAAATATGATAAAAGAACAAAGGTACTGATTGGCGGATTTCATGTTCAATCTCATATAACCAAATCCAATATCTTGGGTCGGTGAAGTGTAGAATTGCATCCGGTTTTTCCATCATTAACAATTGACGAATAATATCGGCATTTCCATATCCATCAAACGGATATATTTTAACATTAGCATCTTCAACTCCTGTTTGCTTTCTAACGTCCTCATTTAAATCGAATATTTTTCCTGCTTCTGGGTGTTTGATTGCTGCACCTAATTGTACCCAATCGTACTTATGTACTGTACCTAAAACCAATTGCTTTGATACATTAGCTATACCACTAGCCATTCTAAGGTCATCGGAGAGTAACAGAATTTTCTTTTTTGCCATAACTTTTTAGTTCGTTCTTAAAATTGTGAGCCACTAATTTGTAGGGCTGTGTGTTCATTTAGTTGTTTTCTAAATTTTTCATTTTTGGTGTAAAGGTCTAAAGTTCTATTAACAAGTCTTTGAAAGTTTAATCCACCTTGAATGGTAGATATTTTAAAATCCTCATCATATAACCTTTTTATAACTTTAACCGTAGTTAATTTTAAATCTGCCATAGTTGATAATATTTGTATATACATATATATACAAAAAATTATTTTCCATCACAATATGTTCCGTAAAATTCACACCATCCACATAATTTAGATGGCTTCTTAAAAAATTCTACATCAGTTCGATACGAACCATCAGTATTAAAAACATTATCTACAAATGTATTAAACTCATTCCAAGCTTTATTAATAGATTGTTTACCATTTGCTGGAACGTGTCTACTAATACGTGGAATATTATATTCAGTATTTTTGGAAACCTTTCTTTTTAGAATAATAAACTCAACATCTATCATATCCATAGAAACTCCTAACATTTCTGAATAAAACTTTTTGTAAAGAAGTATTTGTGCGTTTTTAGTTGGGTCTTTCTTTTGGTATTTATTCCAACCCGATGTAGATGTTTTGAAATCTATGATTCGATATTTGTTATCGAACTTACTTCTAACTACTAAATCTATGAATCCTAAAAAATTGATATGCTCTCTAATTTTTGTATTGATTGGTTGCTCAATAGCAACTAACTCATCATACTTTAGAGAAAAGAAGTTGTTGAAGTTTTTAGATTTTTGAAAGTAATCCAATATAAGATTACCATCTTCTAAAAACTCTACCAATTCTTCTTTAGTACAGATTGGTTCTTTACCTTCGTTAGATTCTTTGAGATAAATCTCTCTCATTTTTTCTTTAAGAAATGCTTTAGTATCCATTCCCTTATCTGCTTGTGATTTGGAGATACGAAGGCATCTACTTAAATACTCTTGCAACGTTTCGTGCATTGCTGAACCAAATACTGAATGTATATTGGATGTGGATTGTGATAATCCATCAATGTAACTTAGTTTGTATTGTTGTGGGCAACTGCTCCACATACTATATTGTGAAAATGATACTCTAGCCATATAACAAATATACGAAATTTATTTAAAAAAACCAAAGAATTATATCTTTAATTTTAGTTTCGTAATTTGTTTTTTCTCTATTCCGTACTTTTCACAAATGTATTTAATATTTTCTCTACCTTCTCTAGTAGAGTATAAGATATCAATATATTCTAATGCCTGTGATTCTGGCACTGTAAATTCTTTCTTAATTAACTCAACTAAAAATTCTTCGTATTTTTCATCAGCTTTTCCTTTTGTATATTTTAGATATTGCTTTCCTTTTGGAAGAACATTAATATACAATTTGTACATATCCTTTGGTTCTAAGGTTTGAGTTAATGGTAATAACGATGCAATAAGCTCAACCCATTCCGGCTTCATAGATAAGAATCGGTTAATCATAAAGTTGCTCCACGATTTTTTATCTTCTTCTGAAAGTTTACTGAAGTAGTTTGGGTCTTGCTCTGCAGTTATTGCATTTAAATGGTCAAATAACTTTTTAGCCGCCATTATTTTCTTCTTTTGTACTTCTTAATTCATCAGGTAAAAATTCATCTAATGGTTTACCACAATTAGTACATAAAGGTACTTCGAATGGCATTACGGTATCTCTATCACCGCCGGTTAATAATTTAGATGCCTTACGAAATCTATACCCCATCATAAATAACAAGTTACCACAATGTCTACATGCTATATCACGTGTATTTTTTAAATCAATTTGTTGTGGTGCTTGGAATTGCATGTTTTCCATTATTTAATAATATTTAAAATTTGAATAATTGTACTCATAAAAACTATTTCTTTATCTACTACTAAAGCATCTTTGGATAATCCATCTGCGATAGTTAAGATTACATTTGCTTTATTGTCACTTGCGTAATCATCTACTTTATCATACAACATTGAATACATTTCCGAATAATCATTTAATCGATTATCTGCTACCGCCTGTCTGATTTTCATAAATAGATTACGTTTATCATCTGATGATTTTAGTAAATCAATCAATTTAGTTTGAAAGTTTGATTCCACCATAATTGTATGGTCTACTTTCAATTCACCTTTAGCTGATTGTAGTTGACAGGTGTTTAAGATTCTACGAATATCAGGGTAATATGAATTGATAATATCAGCCATATTCTTTGGTTCGTATTTAATCTTTTCTGCATCTAAAATTTTAACAACCTGTACTGCTACATCTTTTTTAGTTGGTGGTGTAATTGCAAATGCTTGGCAACGGCTTTGAATAGGGTCAATAATTTTCTCAATGTAATTACAAGTCAAAATGAATCGGCAATGCTTACTAAATGTTTCCATTAAGTTTCTTAGAATTGCTTGTGCCTT